GGCCGCCGACAAGCGGACGAGCCGCCGCGCCAACTGAAAAACTTTCAAACCGTCTATAAAGCGGAAACGGGACGAACCGCGTACGCGCCGTACTTGGCGTCGTTGCCCACGCCGCCGGTGCCGCCGTGGAAGAAGAACGCGTTGTTACTGCCATACTCGCAACAGGTCCACGGGTAATAACCGTTTCCGTATGCGGTCGCCGTTCCCATTGCAACGGCGGTGTCGTTGAACGGGTCCTCCATTGTGTCGCCGGAGTTATAACGGCGGTCGGCCATAAGGATAAGGATTTCCTCGACGGACGGGAGCCACCACTCGAGGTCGGGGTCCTCGTCCCGGCGGTAATTGAACGCGGCGGTTGCGGCCGGGTAACGGGGTTCGTTTGCCCCGCGAACGGTCGTACCCTTGAGGGCGGCGAGAACGGCGGTCGTTTCCTTGCCGTCGCGCAACATTGCGCCGTATGCGTTCGGATACTGTGCGAAATGTTCGCCGAACAAATACGAGGCGTAATCCGGGTATTTCGCGCGGAGGGCGGCGCAATACTCGGAGTTCTCGAACGCGTCTTGTTTGACTATCGTTGACGAACCGAGGGGGACGTTTGCGTCCGGGACGGACCCGTTCGTCCTGTAATAGTCGAGGAATTTCTTGTAATTACCCCCGGCGAAATAGGAATCGACGCCGTTGTTGCGGCGGATAGATTCCGAACCGTTGAGGTACGCGTATTCGATTTGGTAATTGTGTTCGTCCTCGACGAACGACACACCCGCGCCGCCTCCGGTCCCGGTTATGGAATCGACGGTGTCCTTGAGGTAGTAATTATGTGCGAGGACGATTTGTGTTCCCTCGACGGCGGCGACCCACGCCTTGTCGTCGGCGTCGGTGAGGGTTTGGAACTGTGCGTTGATACTTGCGGCGATTGACTCGAGGGAGGCGTCCGCGTTCCACGAAACGTCGACCTCCTCGGTTACGGCGCCGTTGTTGTGGACGATGATTGCGAGGGTTCCGGCGATTGCGGTGTTGACTCCGGAAACGAGGACCTCGAACGGATGTCCCCAACGATACGAACCGAGGTTCTCGAGGGCCGTAATGAGGACCTTGTCACCCTTGCGGCCGTAAACCTCCGCGTACGGTTTGAGATTCGCCGGGATTGCGCTTTTGACGACGGTTCCGGCCTTGATGAAAACGCGTTTGTTCGCGTTGACGTCCTTACATACGAGGTCGCCCACTCCGGCGAGGTTCTTGTTGTCGAAAACGACGTTCACGCCGTCGAACACGGCGACGGAACCCTCGACAATCTTTGACACGGCCGACGCGGTTTTCGACCGGGTATTGTCGGCGTCGTATGCCTGTTTTGTTGGATAATTATTGACTTGCATAATTGTAGGTTGTTAAATGGTTTTCCAATCGGATACGGCCGAATTCCCGGTCGACTTATACGTCGCGTTGTTGGTCTTGTCAATGTAGATTTGACCCGCGCGGTCCGGTTTCGCGGTCGGCGCACCGGAACCCACGACGACGAGGTTGTTATCACCCCAAACACCGAGGTTTCGGACATTGAGTTTCTCGACGAGGACGGTTCCGGAAATAATCCCGATAACGAGTTCCGCGAGGGTTTCGAGTTTCTTTTCGACCGTTGCGTCGGCGTGTGCGAGGACCCCGAGGACGGTATCCATATTCACGACGGCGGCGGTTGCGGCGGCGGCGGCCGACGTTGCGGCGGACGCGGCGTTGTTTGCGGCGGTTGCGGCGTCCTGTGCGGCCGTTGCTTTTTCATTTGCGTTCCCGGCGGCGGTATTCGCGGCGGCGGCCTTTTGCGAGGCGTTCCCGGCGGCGGATTCGGCCGCCTGTGCTTTTTCACTTGCATACGCGCCCGCCGAGGTTGCGGAGGCGGCGGCGGTGTTCGCGTTTCCGGCGGCGGTGTTTGCGGCGTCGGTCGCCTCGGTTGCCGGGGTGACGATAGACGCGAAAACACCGTCGTAACGGGATGTGAGTTCGGCGTAACCGACGGAAACGCCCGTGTCAACGTATGCGTTGAGGTTGTCGTCGTACACTAACCACGTGTTGTTGTCGCCGATTTTCGGCGAACAACCCGTAACGTCCACGTTCGAGGGGAAATTTACCACCGTGAGGGACATTGCGATTGTGGTTTCGATGTACCCGGCTGGGTTGTTTGCATTGACGTTGATAATTTCGACGAGTTGGGTTGAATACATTGTGTTGTCGGACAACTTGACGTTGAACACAATTGCGTAATTGCCCTCCGTCGTGAGTTCCCGGGTTGGGAGGAGGCGGACAAATACGTTGTTCGTGAGTTCGTCGAAATTGATGTCGGAAACGGTCATTGTTTGACCGGACGGGAGCCGGAGAACCGCGCCGATATAACGAACCTTGCGGAGGTCAACGGCGGCCCCGGAGGGTTGGACGAGGGAAACCTTGAGTCCACACCCGTAACCTGTTTTGACGTAATACATTGTATATTAAATTTTTGGTTTGCCTGTTATACCGTTCCCCAATCCGAAACGGCCGTATTTCCTATTGACTTGTAAACGGCGTTGTTCGCCTCGTCAATCCAAAATTGCCCGGCCCGGTCGGGTTTGCGGTCCGGGGCGTGGTCGGAAACGATAACGAGGTTATTCTCACCCCAAACGCCGAGTTTGCGAACGTTGAGTTTCTCGACGAGTTCCTTTCCGGACGCGATGTCGTCAACGCGTTTTGCGAGGGTCTTTTGTCCCTCGGCGAGGGTGTCGTCGGCGTGTGCGAGAACGGATACGTACCCGTCGATATGTCCGTCGATGTCGTCAACGATTCCGGACGCGGCGTCGGCGGCCTCGTTCGCGCGTTCGGCGGCCTCGGTTGCGGCGTCGGTTGCCTCCGAGATTGCGGCGTCCGTGTGGAGGAGTCCGAGGACGACCGACTCGAGGTCGGACGGAGAAAGGATGTCGTCCGGCAATACGAACGCGAGTTTCGTTCCGGACTGAATGTAACTCCCGGAGGCGGCGTCCCAAACGAGTAACGCGCCGTCAACGTTGGTTACGGGGAGTTTGTCGGCGTCGAACGCCTCGCGAACGGTCGAGGATAATTCCGAGGTCGGGAACACGAAATCCGAGATTGTGAACCCGATTCGGACCGACACGTCGAACGCGTTAACAACGGGGGTTATGAGGGATCCGGCGTCGTCGGTCAAATCGACAACCGCGAACACGCGGAAATTACCGACCGGGAGGGCGGTTTCCGAAAGGCGGGCGACGAACTTTTCGAGGGTTTCGTCCTTTTCCATTTCGGCCGCAACGAGGCGGTAATCCGGCGTAACAAAATAGAGGGTCGCCTTTGCGATCGAGGATAACCCAATCGCCGACCCGGAGGAGGTGAAAACGGCGGTTAATAGTCCGCCTATTTTGGGATTTACTTTCATATTCGAGAGTTGTTATTTTCCGATTATCTTTGTCCGGGTCCGGTACGACTTGAGGCGGCCGTTACCCTTGTAATCCGGGAAAATTTCCGGGAAATGTGACATATAAACGAAACACTCTTGAATATATCCGTCGGCGACCGAGAACGCGTCGCGATATGCGACCTCGCGTTCCTTGAGTTCGGCCCCGTGGGAGTAATCGTCGTTTTTGTTCACATACCCGAACCGGGTTAAATGGTTCGTTGCCGTCTTGACGAGGCGGCCCCAACTGTAATAAGCGAGGGCGCGACGCAATCCGGCGAAAACGTGGACGTTCCCGTCGTGATCCTTGTAATCCCCGCCCTCGAACAGGCGGGAATATTTGACGTCGTCAACAAGACGGACGAACAGGGACTCGCCGAGTTTGGGTTTGATGTCGAGGAGGGTTGCCTCCTCGATTGCCCGTTCCGCGATTTCCCGGTCCACGTCGCAAGGACGCGCGAGGCGGCGGATGTCGTCCGGCGTTATAATTGGTTTGTAGTGTTCCGTAATCATTCCGCGTCGGGGTTTTGGGTTACTGATTTAACGAGGGGCTCAATCTTGATGTCGTCCGGCCCGTTGAACGGGAGGAGGTCGTCGGGTTCCCAATGCGAGAAAATAAGGTTGTACGCGCGGGTCAACATACGTTGGTATTTCGTGACCTGTTCGCAATATTCCTTTTTCACGTCGTTTGCAAGGTCCCCGGAGAATCCAATCGAACCCGTCCGGAGGCGGGCGAACATTTCTTGATTGAACGCGGCGTATATCTTCTCGACGACCGATTTGTTCGTCGAGTCGAATTCCTTGTCAAAGTTTTTCGGCGCAAAGGAAATGAACTCGGGTTTCTCCTCGTCAACCTCGCCCTCGCAAACGGCGATTTTACACGAATTCGTGTCGCCCTGTAACGACTCGATACTTTCGATAAACTCGTCGAAATCCCCGTTATCCCCGTTGTTTTCGGGTTGGTCCTTGCCGTCGAAAACGTCGGACCCCTCGGGCGGGAGGGGGCGCATTTGTCCCCTCTTAACCCAAAGGATACCACCCGCGAGGAAATTGTTTCGAACGTTACGGTTGGAAACGTTCGACAATCCCTCGTCGGTCGACATATCCGTTAACACGGTGTCGTACGCCGGGATTGGATACCGGAGGCGTCCGGCCCGGGAGATATACAAGACTTGTCCCTTGTAAAACTCGATTCCCCCGGCCGCGATTATTTGCGCCTGTACGATTGCGGGGTCCGGATTGAATACGGGGAAAATTTCGATTGACTGTTTGTCGACCTTGACGGACTTTCCGTTCCGGGTCTTTTTCCCCCTCCAATCGGGGTGGAAAATAACGTGTGAAATAATCCCCTGTTCGTCCTCCTCCTCGAGGCGTACACACTCGAACGGCATTTGTGCGAGGGAAACGATGTTCCCGGCGATATTGTAATTGACGTGTATTGCGATACCCTCGTATTCGCCGCAATCCGCCGACAAAAGGGAATGAACGTCGTCCACCGTTTCCCCGCCCGTGTTACATACGAAATCGGACAACGATTGCGACGCAAGACCGTTCCCCTCAATGTAAGTTATACGACGTTCCAAACAGGTACGGCCGCAAGACGACGCCGACACGATGTCGTGTAATTCTTGCGGATACAAGTTGTTCGCGCCGTACGTCTTGATTCCGAGGGAGGAAAGATACCGGACGTCGATTCGCGTTTCGGGTTTTTTGGTGTTTTTGATGTTCATTTTGTCGGGTGTTTATTCGTCCGGAGTGGTTGCGGCGGCGATATACTTTTTAACCCCGTATTCGGTGAGGGGTTTTCCGTCAACGTTCATTCCGACGTAATCCTTGACGATTGCGGACTTTGTGTCCCCGGCCTCGAGGCGGGCCTTGATTGCGGCGAGGATTTCCGGATTGAGTCCGGGTTTCTCGGCGGCGGCCTTTTCGGATTCCTGTTCGGGTTCCTTTTCACCCTCGGCGGCGGGTTCCTGTTCGGCGGGTTTCTCGGTCGTTACCTTTGCGGCCTCGCCGGAGAGGTCGATTTTGAAACCGCCGTTCTCGGCGGCCTTGATAACCTTGTCGAGGTCCGCGACGGCGCGGTTGCGATATTCCGTCATTTCGGCGAGTTTGTCCTTGAGGGACTCGTTTTCGGCCTTGAGGGATTCAACCTCGGCGAGGGCGGCGTCGAGTTCGGCCGTCTTTGCGTCCTCTTTTTCGTTTTCCGGGCCTTTGTCGGCGTCGGCGGAATCGGGTATTACCTCAAACAAACCACGCGCCCCGGGGCGTTCTTTGAGGAACTGTTCCGCGACGGCGTCGGTGAGGTTGTCGTTGGTGTAAACGTCGGATGTCCCGGACGGCTGAATAACGACTCCGGACTTGAGGATGTATTTTGATTTTTCCATTGTCGAATGATTTTTTATGAATATGCGTAATTCGATAACGGCGTCCCGGTAACGATTCGGACAATTACAATTGGGAATCGTTCGCCCGAACACCGCGAAATATATTTCCTCAATCGTCGCCCTTTCGGACGTGGAGAATTCGGATTGAATCCCCCACGCCGAAACGCGACGTTTGATTTCCTCGTAATTCATACCCCGGGATTACTGACCGTTGACGAGGGTTGAAATGAGGGTCTTTGTTGCGGAATAGGTCCCCGCGTTGAGGAACAATCCGGAGGTCGGGGCCTTTTCCTCCTCGAGGGCGATTGACCAACCGCCGTTGGTGTCGTCGGAATAGGGGTCGAGGGAACCCTCCGCGAGGGTTAAACCCTGATAAAATCCCTTGATTTCGAACGCGGAGTTCCCGGCGTTGTTCTCGTCCTTGAGGTGCTTTGCGCGGTTCTCGTGGATGAAAAAGAATTCGCCGTCGAGGATGGGGTCAATGATATTCGCGGACACCTCCGGGGAGTTGTCGAGAATGATAAATTGAACCCTGTTCGTCACATAACCGCCGAGGTCGGAGGCGTTGAGGGTCTTTGACGACCCGGAGAACGGGCGTTTTCCGGTCTGATAGACGGGGAAAATCTTTGCTCCGGCAATGAGGGGGAACGCGGAAATTTCGTTTTTCGAACCCGCCTTGAATTCGACGTTTGCGAAATCAATTTGCGCCCTGTTACCGATGTATCCGACGAGTTCGAGGCCGCCGACGAACGGTTCGTCGCAATTGCGCTCGATTGCCTTTTTAATGAAATTGTCGCAAGTTGACATATTGAATTGAATTTTGATTGTTTACGAAAAAGGGGCGGCGGTTCCGCCGCCCCGGATGATACACGGTTCGGGATTAGTACGCAACCTGTACGAGGTCGTCCTGTGCGATAAGGGTTCCGATTTTGTCCTTTGCGAGAATCTTGTTCAACTGTTCGTCGATGTTGAACCAAATTTTGATGTCCGCAATTTCGTTTTCGGACTCGGACCCGGCGAGGAGGTTATCCTTGACCGAGAACAGGGCGCGGAACGGTTTGTTGTACTGATTCGCGTTCGCGGTTGCCTCGTAACCCTGTATGATTTCGTCCCAAAACGGGATAACAACGAGGTCGATTCCGTTGTACTTGGACTTTGCGATTCCGTCGAACAGGGATTCCCACTGCAACTCGGACCCCTTGTTGTTCTGCTTGATGTCGCGGTCGAGGGCGTCCTTGAACGCCTGTGTAATGTAAATAACCTTGCCCTCGGACTGACGGAGTACGAGGGACGCGTCCTCGATAAGGTTGTCGAGTGTACCCGTTGCAACTCCGGCGACCCTAAACGCGGCCCTTTGTGCGGTCCACGATGTTTCGGCGTTCGCGGCGATTGCCGTGTGACGTGCGGGGTTTGCGGCGACGATTGCGAACAGGCGTTTCCACAGGCCGTCGGTAACGGTGAACTTGGAAACGTCGGTTCCGGCCTTGAGTATGCCGCCGTCGGCGACTACCTTTGCGGTCTTGTCACCGAACCACACGAAACGGAGCAACATTTTGCGGATTGCGAGTTCGAGTCGGGGCATAAGGACATAGTCGATATACTCCGTCCCGGTGAGGTCCGCGATGTCGGTTTTTGTTTTCATTCCGACCTGTGCGAGGGTTCCCTCGAGGTCGGCGTAACAAATCTTTTCGGCAACCTCCCACTCGGGGATGTCCCACGTCTTTTCGGACGTTGAGATAATGTCGTTGTCGAAAACGGGGTTGCATTTGGTCGACGCCTTACCGATAAGGCCGAACTCGCCAACGAAACCGACCTTTTCGCCGTGTTTCTGCTTGGGGAGGAAATTTACGAGTGCGCCGATTTGGTCGGCACCGAGGACGGAGAGGAAAATAAGTTTCCGGAGGTCCCTAACCGCCCCGTTGTCGGGGGTGAGGTTCTGAAAATTGAGTCCTGTTGAGGCCATAATTGAGAATGTTTAATTGTTAATGAATTTCGGGTGTTGTTCCGGCGATTACTCGTCGCCCTTTTCCTTGTTCTCGAGGGCGCGGAGGCGTTTTGCGACGAGGGATTCCTTAACCTCGCCCGTCTTGCCCTCTTTCTTGCCGGGTTCCTTTGTCCCGGCGGCGGGTTTGTAGTTTGACTTTGCGGATTTCAACCACTTGATTCCGCCCGCGACGGTTACGAGGTTGAGGATTTCGAGGTCCTCCGGGGTCTTTGCGGCGGCCTTTGCCGTTGCGAGTTCGGCCTCGAGTTCGGCAATCCTGTTGTTTGCCTGTTCGAGGGCCTGTGCGGTTTCGTCGTCGTCCGGGTCGTCGTTGTCGTCGCCCTCGTTTCCCTCGGCGTCGCGGATTTCGGTTATAACGCCGTCCTTGACAACGATTGTTTTTCCGTCGGGCATTTTGTGTTCACCGTCCGGGGAGGCGGAATCGCCGACGGCGGGGTCCTCGCCCTCCGGCTTGTCGATTGTGATTGTTCCGCCGTCGGCGGTGTTGAGGTCGTACGCGACCTTTTCCTCGTGTACCTCGGTATTGAGGCCGAGGGCCTTTCCGAGGGCCGCGAACGCGATTGCGATTGCGGACTTTTTGGTTTCTTTTGCCATATTATTTTGTTTTTTGGGATTATGTGCGTTCCATTCCTCCGCCGTCAAACGGCGTTCGCCGCCCGCCTCGGCGGATTTCGGCGCGGTTATTTCTTGGATGAAACCGAGTTCGAGGGCCTTTTCCGGTCCGAAATAGGTTCCCGCGTTCATTTGCGCGTCGAGGACGTCCCGGTCGGCTCCGGTACGTTCCACGTAAAAGGACAACATTTTCTCGCGTTCGACCTTGAGGTCGGCGGCGATACGTTCGAGGTCCTCGGCGTGGTACGCGCCCGCGAGGGTGTACTCGGGGATATAAGGGTCGTGAATGAGTAACGAGGCGTGAGGGGCGGCCCGGCGGACCGACGCGGCGCAAAGGATGATTGTTGCCATTGACGCGCATTGTCCCTCGATTGTCGCGATAATCGTTTTCCCGGTCGCCCGGAGTTTGTCCGTTATCGCCCAACCCTCGGTGACGTCGCCGCCCGGACAATGAATCCGGAGGTCGATTGTGTCGTCCTCGGCCGGGATTGATTGGATGAACTCGTCAACCGACGTAAAGGACACGCCGTCAATTCCACAAAACCACAGGAGGTCGAGTCGTTCCTCGTCCGCAACGATTGGGTTGTAAATCTTGAGAATTGCCATTTTTGAGAGTGTTGTTAACTGTTAACGTTGCAAAGTTATAAACAAATGTGTACGAAATACACACCCCGGAATAAAAATCGACTGACAACGGATTGTCACTAATCGCCCGGAATTTGCGACCTAAACCGCCGTACAACGCGCCAAACGGACCGTTCCGATAATTGGTATTGTCGGCAACAGTAATCGACGACGTACGCCGTTTTGAGGCCCTCGGCCCGGAGGCGGACGAAATCCTCGTACAATTCGATATTCTTGTAATCCTCAATCGCGACGCCCGCCGAGGTTAATTCCCGGAGGACCTCGGCGTTCGCCTTGATTAGTTCGTAAACAGTCTTTTGCATACGCGGCCGGATTAGACGTCCCCGAGGGTTTCCACGACGGACACGCGGGATTCGACACGGCGGATTTCGTCCACGCCGACGCGGAGGTTGAGGGCGGACACACCCCGGGCGACGGCCCGGGCGAGCATTTCCTCCCCGGCGACTTGTGAGGCGGCGGTCCCGGCTTGAATCGGGACGCCTCCGCCCAATTGGTTGAGGGCGGAGTACAGGGGTGCGAACAACGAGGTCGACAACGCGTTATTGACCGACTCCCCGTTCGAGAGGCGGGCCGGGACCGAATCGGATGTCCCGGTCCCGGGGCCTGTTACGGTTCCGCCCGTTGAGAATCCGGACGCCGAGGGAATTTTCGCGCCCTTGACGGTCTTAATCGCGGAGGTTATGTTCGCGAGGACGGTTGCAACGGTGGTTGCAATCGCGGCAAGGTTCGCCGGAAATGGAACGGACATTGCTTGCGCGGTTCCGGCCGCGATTGCCTTTCCGGTATTGATTGCGATTTCCGCAAGGGCGAGGACCTTTGAGAATTGCGCGAATCCTTCGTTGTCCTCCCCGAGTTCGGCCATAAGGTCGCCGAACGCCCCGGTAACGGTCGCGATTGATTCCATTTTCGCCGTTTCGATTTCGACCTCGTAATCCGCGAGGGCCTTTTTCGCGTCGACGTATTCCTTTTGCGCGGCGAGTTGTCGGGCCTTGAACGCGGCGTCGGATTCCCCCTCGAGTTGGTGGAGGGTTTCGAGTTCCTTTTGTTTCATTTCGACCTCGAGGGCGAGGGTGTTTTCGCCTTGAATCGCAAGTTCCGCAATTCGGTTCTCGTACTCGAGTTTGAGGGCGTCGGTGGTCTTTTGAATCGCAAGGTTCGTATATTCGGCGTTGAGGTCGGCGGTTTCCTTTGCGTACTTTGCCCGGATTAGTTTCTTTTGTTCCTCGGTCACGCCGACGGCGGTTAATTCGGCGTATTCCTGTGTTTGGAGTTGCTCCAACCGGATTTGGTATTCCTCCTCGGTCCCCTCCTTGACGGCCGCAAGGCGGAGGGCGATTTCCTGTTGTGCGGTCTTATAACGTCGGTCGGCCGCGTCCCGGTCGAGTTTCTCGAGGTTCCGGTTGTGTTGTTCCTCGGCGAGTTCGATTTGACGCGTAATCGCGGCGCGGGCGGCCGGGGTCAATTTCTTTTCGGTTTCGAGGCGTTTCTTGAGGTCGGCGATTTGCCGGGAATACCGTTCGTTTTCCTCGGCGAGTTCCCGTTCCCCGGCGTCCCGGATGAGTGCAATTTCGGCGTCGGTCGCGGCGCGGACGGCGTCGAGTTCCGTTTTGAGGCGTTCCTCCCGGGCCTTTTTTGCGGATGTCCCCGCCGACTTGCGGGCGTCGGCGATTTGCTTGTCACGGGCGGCCTCCAAATTCATTTGGAGAACTAACATTTCGTTCGCGGTGATAACACCCTCGGCCCGGAGGAGTTTTAATTGTTTGACCTGTTCGGCAAAATTCGCGTTCGCCTTGATTGTTGCGTATTCAACCTCGCCGATTGCCTTTTTGAGGATGTCGTCCCGGTACGACGAAACGACCTCCCGGAGGTGGTTTGCGGTGTCGTTCAACGCGGATTGGTAATTCTCCTCGGCGGTCTTTTTCCCCTCGAGGGCGTCCTTGTATTCGTCCTTGTCCTTTTTGTACAGTTTCGCGGCCTCCTCGAAATGTGCGTTTTGCCGGGACGACAAATCCCGGAGGAGGATTAACCGTTGATTCGTGATTTCCTCGTCGGACTTGCCGAGGGCCTTTAATTTGTCGAGGTGTTCGTCGTACTTTTTCGCGAGTTTGTCGAGTTCCTCGCCCTCCTTTTTGAAATTCTCCCGGGCCTTTTCTTGCGACCTCCCGAACAGGTTAAACGCCTTAACGAGGCCGTAAATCGCGGATACGGCCCCGATAATGAGGGACACAATTAAAACAATCGGGTTCGCCTTTAACGCGGCGTTGAACAACCGGGTTGCAATCGTCGCGGCCCCGGTCGCGGCGGCCTCGCCCGTGAGGGCGGCGGCGTTCGCGGCGTTCGCCTTTGCTTGCAATTTGGTTCGGGCGGCGTTGACGGTTTGCATAACGATTGATTGCGATTGTAACATATTAACGACATTTTGAACGGCCGTCAATGTCCCGAGGGTTATTGTTATAACCTTGAACGTTTCGTTCAAATCCTTATTCTCGAACCCGAGTTGATTTGCGAGAACGGAATATTGAGTCCACATTCCGAGGAGGGATTGTGTCGATGAAATCATAACGTCCAACCCGGCTGTATCCGAGGACGCCGCGCCGATTTGGGCGTTGACGTCCGCGATTGCGTCTTTCATTTGGGCGGCCCTTGCGGACAACTCTTGAAATTCGGCGGTGTTTTCCTCCCCGGCGAATTTCATTGCGGTTAATTTCTCGACGAGTTCCCGGAGTTGGTTCTTGAGGGGTTCCACGGCG